TAGCTTATTCATACCCGAACAAGACTGTCAGTGGGGCGCGTTCGACTACTCCAGCCAAGAACCGCGCATTGTTGTGCATTATGCCAAACTGATGGGCTTCAGAGGGGCTTCAGACTTTGCTGAACAATATAATACCGACCCCCGTACAGATTTCCATCAGATGGCTGCTGATATTGTGGGTGTGCCACGCAAACAGGCTAAAGATATCAACCTTGGTTTGTTTTATGGGATGGGGAGTAAAAAACTGGCGGCGAGTCTTGGCCTAGAGTTTGAAGATGCTCAGGATTTGTTTGCTACTTACCATGACAAAGTCCCCTTTGTACGCGAGCTCAGTGAGTACAGCACTAATCGTGCCAATAACCGTGGTGTAATCCGTACCTTGTTAGGCCGTAGATGCCGCTTTGATAAGTGGGAGCCAAACAAATACGGAAGCTGGAAGCCTATGACTTACCAAGAAGCCTACGCTGAGCATGGCCCAGGAATCAAAAGGGCGTTTACATATAAGGCTCTTAATAAACTCATACAGGGCAGTGCGGCAGATCAAACAAAAGCAGCGATGGTTGCTCTAGCTGACGAAGGCATATTACCCATGATTCAAGTTCACGATGAGCTGGACATCTCTGTTGAAAGTGAAGCTCAGGCAAAACAGATTACTGAAATTATGGAGAACTGCGTAAAGCTAGAGGTGCCTTCTATTGTAGATGCAGAGTTCGGCCCTAACTGGGGAGAGGCTAAACAAACATTCGCAGAAAAACCTTGGCTCAGAGGAGTAAAAGACGGTGGCACAGAAATGCAACACAATACAAAAAATTAAGACTATATCCGCTGTTTGGGATGCACAGTTTTTATTACGATATCATACGGTTGCGATGCAATCAGAAAGGCAAACCGTGGGAGCACATTCATATGCAGTAAGTGTTTTGATAGATCAACTATGGCCTGATAGCAGCAAGCAATTAATAATGGCTGCGTTGTATCACGACGTACCAGAATTAATTTTGGGTGATACACCTGCCACTGCTAAGTGGGATTACCCTGAAATAAAACAAGCCTTTGAAAAAGCAGAACAAAAAGTATTAGAAGAGTTAGGTTTGGTGTTCGTGCTCACCCTAGAAGAGCAACGAAGACTTAAAATGGCAGATATGTTAGAGCTCGTGCTCTACACTAAACGTCACTCTGGGGGCAACCCACAGATGAAAAGGATTATGGAAACTGGAGTTGAATATCTTTACGAAAAGTTTTCTGGTGATGAAGAATTTAAACCAGTAGAGGCGGTGCTGAATCATAATAGTTTAACACCATAGGAGTTGATTATGAACTGTATCAAGTGTGGAGGTAAAAGCGGAGTTTATGATAGTCGACCTTTTGAGGATACCATCATGAGGCGACGAGAATGTAAGAAATGTAAAACCCGATATTACACAATAGAAGTATTAAAACCTGAAAAAGAAACTGTCGTCAAGAAAAAAGTAGTAGAAACCAAGCCGCCGAAAATAAATAGAAGGAAATATCGCAGACCGACGAAAAGAATAGAAGATTTAGATTTTGATCAGATGACTGATGAAGAAATTGAGGCAGCAATCCACAGTGGTGATTACGTCTAATGATATCATAAGAACGTTCAGGGCATAAATGTTGCAGGTATTCCGGCGTTAACGTACTGCAACACCTAACCTTGGAGGTTCTTATGAATGAAGTATGTTGTGAGGTAAATGTTTCTCTGTTCAATCCGGTAGAGTTTACGGATACGTTTGTTGTAAACACCTCAGACCACAGAGAAGCTATTCGTGAAGCCTTGAAAGATTACTCAGAGGAAACTTTGTTTTATCTAAGTAACATAAGTACGAAGTTAGTGAACAAATAGGAGCAGTCTTCGTTCCGCTTGTAAGCTATACCTTATATAACTCTGCACCACAGGCTCGAGCACGGAATGAGTTTGTGGTGCAGGGGGTTGATGTGAGGTGTGGATGAATATATTTATTATCGATTGGGACCAAGTAATCTGCGCTCAGTGGCACAATGATAAGCACGTTATAAAGATGCCACTAGAAACCTGCCAGATGTTAAGTAGTGTGCATCACCGCTACCAAGGTGACGCGCCCTATAAACCCTTCAGCCCGAAACATGGCTGCACTCTTTGGGCAGGTCAAACAGTAGAAAATTATCGGTGGTTGTGGAAACTAGGTGTAGCTCTTTGTAAAGAGTACACATACCGTTATGACAAATACCATGATTGTGGGAGGATTCTCGCAATGTTACGATGTCCACCAATAGGGCTAGACGCTAGAGGGTTTACTAAACCTTATCAAGCTATGCCCGATGAATATAAACATTCTGATACAATCACGGCGTACCAAAATTATTACATCTATGAAAAAGCGAGGTTTAGTGTATGGCGCAGAAGGCCAACTCCCCCATTCATGAGAGAGACAATGTCATCCCTTTCATCCGACGAGAAAAAGTCCCCATCATAGAGGAGAAGAATTTAGTGGTCACTGAGCATGAGGTAGAGGTTCTACTCTGCTCGCTCTGTGGATCTAGCTCGTTCAATCTCATTTCTCACATGGAGGGTCAAATCAGTTGTGGAGAGTGCGGATATCTAGTGGGAGCTAAATGGACTGCTCCAAATGAAGACTAAACGTGAGAATATAATTTTTGTCTATCAAAATATCTATACCTATATATTAGCTAACAGCAACCAACACTCGTAGAAAGGAGTTAGATATGCAAGCTGTTGATTTATCTGGGTTCCACGGAACTGAGCATTACTACCATCATAAACTGCCTATGGTCCGCGACCTGTTGCTTACTGATGGGACTAAGTATTTCGCCGAAAAAGCCGGAGCTTACTGGCTTATGGATATCGTGGCTACCGAGTTTGTGCCATTGCTCAGTGAAGAAGAGTATATTATCTTTATTGAGGTAACGGTAAATGATGATAACTCTGCCGTGATTGTAGGTACCGACGGTGATAAAGGTGATGGTCCGATAACGCTGCATACTCGTAATATTGAGTATACGGATTTACCTGCGCCGTCTGAGTTTAAGTTTATCTTGACTACTGGCCGTCATGTTTCGGGAAGTGGTATCTTGATGTTGCCAACTGAATACTAAGGTCAGGCCGCCCTACGCCGATGCAAGTTTAGGGACGTTAACCTAGGAGCTCCATAACTCTGGTACTAGGGATCCGAAAAAACAGAGTTGAACAACCTATGACCAAAGACTCCTGAGCATGAGGCAAAACTGCTCTCTTTTGAGTAATTTGTTATTGTCTTCAATAGGTAATGCTTTAGAATTAAACTGTAACTTAAACTCGTAGAAAGGAGTGAGCCATGATTATTGGTGGTTATTCAATGCAGGATGAGCAGTTTAACGGTGAACGCTGCGTCACTGTTAAACAGCATGAGGCTGGCTGGTCATTCTTCTTACAGGGTGAGGCTGCTCAGGTTTTCTTGTACGAATGGGAAATCTGGAAGCTAACAACATGTGATGGTAGCTTTGACGACTTCTTGTACGCTCACGACTACAACCTTTTGTTTCAATAGGGGGTGGTGATGTACTCTGCTCTTGTTTACCACAACTCGCGTGAGGGGGTTTCTCTCACGCCTATCTATTCTAAGATAAGTCTGGTACAGGCTCATCTACAGAGATCTCCCAAAGCCACCACCGATGTTAAAGAGATTGTGGTCTTGAAAGGGAGACGTAAGCCAAAAATCCATGGCTATTATGACTGGGTCAACGGTAAGCTAAAACTCGACAAGAGTAAGCCGGTGTGGTTTCACAACATCTTTCACGGATTGGGGGATTAAATGGGTAGAATGGGAGACTTGTGGTTAGGCACTTATGATGAACTGATCCACGACTGGACGCAAGGGAATATAGATGATGATGAGTTCAAAAAGGGAATGTCAGGTCTTGGCATTGACTCTTTTGAGCTAGACTGTATTATATCTGACCATCTACCACTGCGCTCGGTTAACGTAGCTTTCAAACCGCTGTTTGAGGCCCGTGATGAAAAAACGGAAGTGTGATAAGTGCAATGATCCAGCGGAGGTAGCTGAGCCAATCGGTTATCTCTGCTATTCCTGCTGGTTAAATGAGTACATGAAACTCTCTAGAAAGGAGACACAGCGTTATGGAAATGGACCTTATGACCGTAATCATGCTCGTCGTAGTATTTCTTATTCCTTAAAATAAGTGGGGTCACCTATGCACAATCTAGTACCTGTAGATGATAATGTCACCCATGTATCTTGCCCCCAGTGTGGTGGTGAGGGGACTTGCGAGTATGAACGTCCCGTCATTGACTATATGAATGGTGGATACTTAGAAGGTTACATGGATGAGTGCGATAAATGTGAAGGTTCTGGAGAAGTAGAACTTGACCCCGAACGTGATTGTATTGTAGATGAGTATGGCAATCTGTATTGGAAAGATGAGCCACGGTTTTAGTGATAACAAACGAGTTATCACCTAATATCTGTTGTGGCATACTATATTTAGTGGTAGAGAGCCTCTCTATCATGTAACCACCGACCGCTCAAGAAAGGAGTAGGTTATGACTGAGAAAGTTGAAGCTAATGCTGTTGTATCTGGTTTGTCTGGTGCTGCTACTGCTGTGCCTGAGAGTAGTGAAGTAGACAATGCTGTGTGTACAGACATTGCCGCTCGTGATGAGGTTAACCCAATCAATGCACAGGCTCAACGCATAAGTGATGTGCGTAGCAGGTTTGAGAACCTTGGTGCTGATATGCAGCACATCATGGGTTTACTTTACAAGTTGAAAGATATGTCTATAGGCCAGCAAAACTTAGATGCTGCTGGTAAAACAGTAGATGATATCTACGCTCGTGTGATTGACCTAGAAACCAAGCTACAAGAGTTAGATGATGAGGTAGAGGGTGCTCGTGATGAGGTTGCTACACGAGACGATCTTGATAACTACGTTGCTGACTGTGACCTTGAAGACCGCGTGTTAGAAATACTGCGTGATAAGGTTACTTTCAATGTAGATATCGACATCTCATGACTACTTACAGTGAGGTGCGGGGTGCGATTAAACACCTCCGTAACCTAGATGAGTTCCAGTATACTCTGGAGCAAGGTAACAAAAATTACGAGGTAGACCGTGAGTGCGGTCTACTCTCATACACTCTGGCTACGGTGTGCTTTCGTAGTCCAGAGGCCAGAGCAATCTTAGAAAGCATGATTGCAAACAAGGCTAGAGAAGTAGCCCTATTGGAAGAAAGGACCAAGAAAAATGGCCGATCCCGAACAGTATAAGTCTATCTCGGTTGACATTGATACGTACAACCTGTTGAAGACCGTAGCCGATGCTGAGTGCCGCACCGTTGGTATGCAGATCCGCTGGATGATAAAGAATGGCATGGTCAACCCTACAAGCCAGACTATGCCAGCCCCTACCGTCGCGGCTCCTACGAGTAAGATTAAAGTCAAGCGGAGTAAAAGGGGAGGCAAGCTGATTAGCTACGGTGGCACCGCTGAGATCCTACTGAGGTTGTACGAAACTAATGCTACCCTGACAGCCCGTGACTTTATGGATATTGCAGAGATTGAAGACCCTTCGGGTGCGCTCTACAATCTGGCAAGGCGTGGTGACGCCCAGCGGTTAGGCGATGATAAGCCCCATAAGTACCACATCACGGCGCAGGGGACGGCTAAAGCCCGTGAGATTATTCGCAGGAGGGAAAACGATGCCGCGTAAAAAGTACACTCAACGGTTGATTGATGAGGTTCATGCAGATAAGCTCGCGGGGGATACCCTCCGCGAGTTGAGCCGCAATCATAACCTGACTATGAATCAACTAACGTATGTGCTCTATAGTCGAGTGCCAACCGAGACCATGCCTAACCCAATCATCTCCGTAGACCAGTTTAATAACAAGAGCCAAAAAGCTCTGGGTTCCGCACCTCCGTCGCAAAATGTTTGGATTGATATGTGGCAACGTGTGAAATCTATGTTAGGGTGGGACGTGAAGAAGTAACCTTGCTTCATAATTCCTCCCTAAACTTGCCCTCAGTCGGTAACGGCTGGGGGTCTTTTACCCACTAAACTTGGTTCGCGAGGCAAAAAAGACCGCTTCTCGACGCCGCTCGATCGTCTCAAAGGCAGGGGGTGGTAGGTAGGTAACCCCCTAAATTGGTCAGTTTGGTATATAGGGGTGAATGATGGATGGGAGTAAATTTGTTTTTTATGAATTGAAAATATACGATATATGGGTATCCACATATATTCAATGAGTTGTGGGTAGGTTGATGGTTCAATAACCAATATCTCAACGAAAGTATTTCCGTCCGCGCGGTTGAATCTGCGATAAATTTGAATTTAACAAAATTCTGTTTTGGTCCTATTATGCAAAGTATCCCATCGCTAAGAGGAGAGGGGTCACATGGCTCTGGCAAAAGCGACTCATAAACCCACACTCGATGTCGTCGCAAATCCGCGCAAAGAAAAATCCATCACGCCGAAGCAAGAGGAATTTGCACGACTCTATGTCTGTGAGGATATTTCTCAGACTGAGGCAGCAGTCCGCGCTGGATATTCTGTGAAGTCTGCCCATGCCATTGCCTCACAATTACTCAATGGGCAGCGGTATCCCCATGTCGTGGAGAGGATCCGTGAACTGAAGCAAGAGCTGGCTCGTAAGTATGAGGTGAGCTTTGAAGGTCATGTCAAAAAACTTGCAGAGATCCGTGACGCTGCCATGACGGGAGGAAATTTTGCTGCTGCCGTCGCTGCCGAGAAGTCTAGAGGACAGGCTGCTGGGATCTATATAGATCGTAAAGAAATCCTCCATGGGAAGATTGACCAGATGAGCCGCGATGAAGTGATGCGAGAAATTAAAAAGATTCAGGAAGAGTTCCCCGCGCTGGCTGTCGTCGCAGACGGGAACATGATTATTGAGCATGAAGATAGCGACAAATAAAGAGTTATCATTTTTACTCAACTATGGCATAGTATAATTGTAACAACAGTCAAAGAAAGGACACGTTACGATGAACTACTTTGAACAAACCCGAGACGCAGTGTTGCACCACTGGGTTGACTATCACGCAATACAGCCAACACACCTTGAGGTCACTGATGACAGGGTGCTATGCTGCCTTGATGATTTGAGGCAAATAAGCATAGTTGGTTTTGAGCATGAGACGCACGTCACCATTACAAACACTAACAATGATGACTGCAAGGTTGACTGCACCTACGCAACTACCGTTGCCGAGGACGCCCACCTGTTTGAGCTCAAGCAGTTTTTGCGTGACTACTAATTAATAGGACGGCAAGTGAGCATAAAAGACTTATCACTTGCCGTCACTTGTATTACCTTATAATTATTGCAACGCTCACAGAAAGGAGCTCACAATGAAGATGCCCAAAGACCTTACTTATGTGTTTAACGAGGGACGCTCACAAACAGTCCTGCGTTACGCGCCTATCAACATAGGCTGGATGGTTTTCCGCGAGGATGGCCTTGCTACTCCCAAGCGTATCTCTGGTAACATACGCATCTACAACAGCTACGACGAGGCCAAGCGCGATTACGACAACCGCGTGGCTGCCATACAATTCATGGACGCTCTCGAGGATGAGCAGGTTGACCAAGACAGCTACGACGAGTCTGACGAAGCTATCTGGAACAACGAGGCAGCACTTGAGCAGGGGAGGTTCCAATGACACAGTTGTATGAGTGGACTAAACGTCTCGGCCAGCAGCATTGGCAGATACCCAATGAGCCGACTACCTTGTGTGGGATGCCGATGCTCGGCAATAATTATGCCAGACACCTAACCGATGAGGACAAAACCCCTTGTCCCCAGTGCCAAAACCAGATCCAGATGTTCAGGTTGGATGAACATGAGTGATATGCGCTACATTGTGCGGGATACCCAGACAGGCGAAAGGTTTGTCTGGGATCTTACTCAGGTCTTGGAAGAAATAAACCGAGACAGATCAGCAGACTGGACACCCTACACCAAGGATGACTGGAACCAAGGATGGGACAACTTCGTTGACAACCTAGAGATTATCGGGTTTATGCGTAAGTCTGTAGCCGACAGCATTTATAGCTGACACAACAAGACAACAAAGGGGGTGTCATTGATTGTCCCCTTTGTTACTTTATTATTGTAACAACGCTCGTAGAAAGGAGCAGACAGATGCAACCAGGATTTTACACCATTGAGAAATACCACGCGTCTACAGATGACTGGGCGTATGTGGCTGGATTTAAGGATGAGGGAAAGGCTTTTGAGTATGCTGAGACAAATCTCTACAAGCACTACATCCGTATCACGCGCGACGGCGAACAGATCTGTGAGTCGTTTCCGATGAGCAAAGCAGAGCAGCGTCGGCTTGGTTTGCGGTGAGTAAACCAGAGTCCACATTGTGGAAAAATCTCCGTGAGGGAACTAAGGAGCTAGGCGTGTTTTGGACGCGCCTAGAGTCTTGGTCTAGTCCTGGAGTACCTGACTTGCACGGCATACTTGACGGCTATGCTTTTTGGCTTGAGCTGAAGGTCCATAGGTTAAACTCACTAAACAAGATCGCACTTCGTCCTCATCAAATTGCTTGGCAGATAAGATATAGCGGACAATCTGGTAATGTCTGGAACTTGGTTGGTCATCCTTCTTCCCGAACTATAAATATATTTCACGGTTCTAGGGCCATGGAGATAGCAGGACAGACAGAGAAAGACGGACCATTGTCCCCTGACTGGAGCTCAGGGATTCCTTACGATTGGGCGGGGGCCATCAATCATATTTTATCATCCTCATCTCCCATCACAAGGGAGGACGAAGTCTAGTTTTGTCATCAATCATCTTCTGTCCAGAGTCAACTCATCAATCTTCCTCAATCATTGTCGGCTGACGATTTACGAGGATTCGCAGACCTGATGATGATAGATGATGACGCTGATGTTTTTTGACAATTAATGACTTGTCAATAAAAATCCTAGGTGCTACTCTATACTCATAAGCAATGGTGCTTATAGAGATGTCGTAGAAAGGACATGTCATGACTGCTAAAAAATCTGTTAAAAAGTCCACCGCCAAAGCTGTCGTTAAATCAGCTGAGCTCCTTGTCACCGATGCAGAGATCTCGTACGACCAGATCTGGCAATTCGTCCAAGAGCACGCTGGCGGTAACGAGGCGAACGTCCACATTGTGCCGCTAGACAATGTTGACAAGGAGTCCGTGCAGCCCGTCCCCTTTGGTTATGGTGGACGTCCGGGTGGTGTACGCCAGACCATCCAAGATTGGATGTTGTTTGGTGTAGACGGCGACACGTCGCTAAAGGCAGCACTCAATAAGGCAGCACCATTAGGACACTCGCGCAAAAAGCCAGTCTGCCTACACGCCTTGATGCACGGTGGATATTCACCGTCTAGCAAATACTGGATGACTCCGTTCGTCAAGCTGGTAGTCAAAGGTTAACAATCGGGGGGACGTCCACGGGCGTCCCCTTTCACCGAGGACCATCGTTGAGGAGGAAGGATGATGACTCCCATCCTAGACGAAGACCGATATATATAGGCCTAAGTCTATATATATCAATCAATGTCCCTCTAGATGTATCATCGGTCGTCATCAATCATCGTCGCGCAGCGTGAAGATTTTAGAGGATTTTGGCGAACAAAATAGGATTGGTCAGGAATGTTCTGAACTGCCACAGAAATAGCAACGCAAACAAAGGAGCAGCGCGATGTGGATACTGATACTGATGCTAATATGTCTTGGCATTTTCTCGTTAATAAAAATTAAAAAAAGTTAGGTTAGGGGGTTGTTATTGACTTTTAAATGCTTATAATAAAAATTGTAAGCAATAACGCTTACCTGCATTACAGCAAAGAAAGGCTTGTAAAATGCAAAACGCTAAAAAGGGTAAGGCCACCCAAAAGGCCACGGTTAAAGCAGCCACCGTTAAGGCTGCAACCCTGCAACACACAGGTAACGAGTTAACCTACGCTTGCATTTGGCAGTTTGTGCAGCAGCACGCGGGCGGCAACCTGCATAATGTGCAAGTTGTGCCGCTGCCAAACGTGCAGCTTGACCAGCCGCAGCCTGTACCGTTTGGCTTTAACGGCAAGGCCGGTGGCGTGCGCGCCACAATACAGGGCTGGCTGCTTAACGGTGTTAACGGCAATAATAGCCTTGCCGCAATATTGGCCGCAGCTAAGCCGCTAGGCCACAGCAGCAAAAAGCCAATTTGCCTGCTGGCTTTGCTTAACGGCGGCTACAGCCCTAGCAGCGCGGTATGGGGCACTGGCTACGTTAAACTGGTAGCGCAGCCCCAGCCTACCAAGTAACCGCAGCGCGGGGGTGCCTAGGGTACCCCCGCCACCTTGGCCCCGCCTAGCGCGGGGCTTTTTTTGTGGCCCCCGCGAGACCGTCCCCTTGGCTGTACCTCGGTGTATAGCCAAGTTTTGGACAAATCGTGTGATAACAAAAAAGTTTCAGGATATTGACCCTACTCGATCAAAAGCCGAGATGACGTACCCCTGTTGATGCTGAAACGTCATAGGTTCATTGCCCTTGAAAAATTTTCGATATATTTATAAAATATTCGCTTTATTGAGGAACCTTAGTTTATGGACATTCAGCTAGTCCCTGAAGAGCAATTAAAGAAGTACGCCCATTTATTAGACCGTGCAAAAGAGATTAGCCAAGCAGAGGCCAGCCAGAATGATTTTATGCAGTATGTAAAAATGGTTTGGCCTGAGTTTATAAATGGCCGCCACCATAAGATTATGGCTGAGAAGTTTAACCGCATAGCCAGTGGGGATTTAAAGCGGTTAATTGTGAATATGCCCCCGCGCCATACTAAGAGTGAATTTGGCAGTTACTTATTGCCGAGTTGGTTGATGGGTAAGAACCCACGTTTAAAGATAATGCAGACAACGCACACGGCTGAGTTGGCTTTTAGGTTTGGTCGTAAGGTGCGTAATTTGATGAACTCTGCAGAATATACAAAAATTTTTAGTGGAGTAGAGTTACGCGCTGACAGCCAAGCTGCTGGCCGATGGGAGACTAGTAAGGGTGGAGAGTATTTTGCGGCTGGTGTAGGTGGTGCGGTGACGGGTCGTGGAGCGGATTTGTTGATTATTGATGACCCGCACAGTGAACAAGATGCACTTAGCCCCACAGCATTAGAACATGCTTATGAATGGTATACATCAGGGCCGCGCCAGCGTTTGCAGCCGGGAGGTGCTATCGTAATAATTATGACCCGTTGGGCAGAGAATGATTTAACGGGCAAATTGATAAAGCAGCAGGGTAGAGATATACTGGCAGATAAGTGGGAAGTAGTAGAGTTTCCTGCTTTGATGCCTGAGAGTGATGACCCCCTCTGGCCTGAGTTTTGGAAAAAGGAAGATTTGCTTTCTGTTAAGGGAAGTTTGTCAGTAGGTAAATGGGAAGCCCAATGGCAGCAGAACCCTACTGGCGATGTTGCCGCGATACTGAAACGTGATTGGTGGCAGGTGTGGCAGAAAGAAGATATCCCACGTTTAGAATATGTGATGCAGTCTTATGATACAGCGTTTAGTAAAAAAGAGACTGCTGATTACAGTGCGATTACCACATGGGGTGTTTTCCACCCAGAGGAAGGTGGACCACCAAACATTATTCTAGTTGATGCTAAACGTGGTAGGTGGGACTTCCCCGAGCTACGGCGATTAGCTTTAGATGAGTATAAGTATTGGGAACCAGAGTGTGTATTGATTGAAGCAAAAGCCAGTGGTATGCCGCTTACTCAAGAATTACGCAATATGGGTATACCTGTGATGAATTATACGCCGAGTAGAGGTAACGATAAGTTTACAAGAGTCAACTCTATTGCGCCGTTGTTTGAAAGTGGTTTAGTATGGGCTCCGGATACACGTTGGGCAGAAGAAGTCGTAGAAGAGTGTGCGGCGTTTCCTGCGGGAGAGCACGACGATTACGTTGACACAGTTACCCAAGCCTTACGCAGATTTAGAGAGGGTGGATTTATACAGCACCCCGAAGATTATGAAGAAGATGAAGCTGTTCCTGTGCAAAGGATATATTACTGATGGCAACAAACCCGCGCCCGAGTAACATTGACCGTTCTTTAATCCAAGCCCCTGATGATACCTTTAGTGGTGTAGAAGATGCCCTGCTTGAGAAAGAAGCAGATTTTTTAGAAATTACAGTTGAGCCGTCTGAAGAAGGTGGTGTAGAGGTAGTTTTTGGTAAAGATAGCCCAGTGGGTGAAGAGCCAGATGATTTTTATGGCAATCTGGTAGATTCACTGAGTGATGATACATTAGCTGATATTGCTAGTTATGTGAGTCAAAGTGTTGATGATGATAAGACTAGCCGTGATGAATGGGTAGAAACTTATACAAACGGTTTAGAATTACTCGGTTTGAAGTATGAGAACCGTACTGAACCGTTTGATGGTGCTACTGGTGTTATCCACCCCATATTAAATGAAGCTGTAACGCAGTTTCAAGCTGGTGCATATAAAGAGATGTTGCCCAGTGGTGGGCCAGTGCGCGGAAATATTGTTGGTGAAGCTACTCCAGAAGTAGAAGCACAGGCAAAACGCGTCCAAGATTACATGAATTACCAAATTATGTATGAGATGGAAGAATACGAGCCTGAATATGACCAGATGCTTTACTATTTGGGCTTGAGTGGCAGTGCTTTTAAGAAAATTTACCGTGATGATGTGCTCGGTAGGCCGGTAAGTAAGTTTGTTCCGGCTGAAGATATTGTTGCACCGTACACGGCAACTGATTTGGCATCAGCAGAACGTGTGACTCACATCATTCGGATGTCAAAAAATGAACTTCGTAAACTCCAAGTAAACGGTTTTTACCGCGATTTAGAGTAAAAGGCGATAATACTACCGAAACTGACGATGTGCGCGAGGCTTATGATGAATTATCAGGCCGTGAAGCTGCTGGTGATAGCGAAGAAGTAACTTTGTATGAGTGCCATTGTTATCTAGACCTTGAAGAATATCCCGATGTAGGCGAGGATAATGAAGAAACAGGCATAAAACTGCCTTATATCGCCACAGTGAGCGCAGATAGTGACGAAGTTTTGTCTGTGCGGCGAAATTTTGCACAAAATGATAAAATGAAGAAGAAAATACCTCATTTTGTTCAATATAAGTTCACTCCAGGACTTGGTTTTTATGGTTTTGGCCTAATTCACCTGCTTGGAAACTTGAGTAGGACAGCTACGGCCAATTTACGGCAGCTTATTGACTCTGGAACGCTGAGTAATATGCCAGCAGGATTTAAAGCTCGCGGGTTGCGGATTGCCGATGAACAAATGCCTCTCCATCCGGGAGAATTTAGGGATATTGACATCCCTGGAGGCGATATTCGCACAAGTTTGATGGCTTTGCCCTACAAAGAGCCGTCTGGCACACTGTTTCAGCTAATGGGTTTTGTAATTGAGTCTGCCCAACGATTTATTGGCACTACAGATATTGGTGTTGGTGATAGCAGACAAGAGATGCCGGTTGGCACTACCATCGCACTACTAGAACGTGGCGCAAAAATCATAAGTGCGGTGCATAAAAGGCTGCATACGAGCCTGAAACAAGAATTAAAGATGCTTGCACGGTTATTTGCTGAAGACCCTACCCCGTATCCATACGAAGTTCGCCCCGATGTGCAGATTAAGGCTACTGATTTTGACGCACGGGTAGATATTATCCCCGTGAGTGACCCAAATATCTTCAGTATGTCACAAAGGGTAGTTTTAGCACAGGAACAACTCAAATTAGCTACCGCTGCACCAGAGATGCACAATTTGCGTGAGGCATATCGCCGAGTATACGAAGCATTAGGTGTAGATAATGTTGAGCAGGTTTTGAAACCTGAGCCACAACCACAGCCGATGGATCCTGCTGCTGAAAACCAGTTTGCCAGTCAGGCGGCTGGTGGGCAGGGTAAAATGCAAGCATTCCCAGACCAAGACCATGATGCACATATCGCTGTGCATTTAGCTTATATGCAATCGCGGGTAGCGCAAATGCAGCCGCCGATATTGCTGACGTTAGAAAAACATATCTACGAGCATATTGGTATGAAGGCGCAAGTTGTTTATCAACAACAAATGGCTACTAACCCGCAGATGCAGCAACAGCCACCTGAAGCACAGGCCGCAGCTATTGCACAAATCCAAGCGCAGCTTATGGCAGAGTTCCAGCAACAGCAGCCGCCGCAGCCACAGAGTGACCCGCTGGTAGAAATTAAGAAACAAGAGTTGGCATTGCGCGAACGTGAAATGCAAATGGATAACCAGAACGACCAACAAAAACTTCAGCTTGATGCACAAGCTCGCCAAGAAAATGCTGATATCGCCCGTGAGCGCATAGCTTCAACAGAGGATATTGCCAATATGCGAGCGCAGATCGCTATTCAACGGCAGCAACAAAACCAGAGGGGACAATAATGCCACGCGGTTTTGCGGGGGAAAGGGAATCTTCTAGGGCGAGAGACCCTTCTGGCAGAAGCAGCTCGCGTGGTGGGGGAGGACCCCGTGGTGGTAGAGGGGGAGGCCGCGCCAGCGCAGGTAGGAGCAGCAGGTCTAGTGCGGGTAGAGGTCGGCAAGACGGTCCTGGAAGCCGTACAGAGGGTAACCAGCCTTCAGGCATTGAAGCACTCGTAGAAAAAATTAATCGTGATATTGATGCTGGCGTAAATGTTTTTGCGGACAGCTATACAAATCAAAATGCCCAAGATATTTTAGCGAATCGTTATGGCGATAAACAAGAGGCCTTTGGTATTACTTCACCGAGTGTGGGTGACAAAGCACTTAAAGCCATAGGGTATGATACTTCTAAACCGTTTTTAAAAAATGTTTATGATAATGTGGTTCCAGGAAGAAAAACCCCATTAGGTATATTGAGTGCAGTGCCAACAGCTCTTGGCTTGCCTCAGGTATCGCAATTAGCTGTAACTATTGCGAACCGTCTCGCAGCTAATCAAGCAGCCACAGAGCCAGCATCTCCGGTAAACGAGACGATACCCTCCATCGAGTTTACAGGTCGCCCAGATGATGCGCCAATACCAGAAATAGAGTTTACACCTAATACTATCGCAC